GTAGTATTCTGTCGGATCTACGATTATAAAGGAGATGAATCTATGAGGAAATCTACTGTTTCAGGTATGTTTATCCAAGACTTATCAATATTGCTAGACAATAAAATTTCGTATGATATTGATGAAGTTCATAAACATATTGAAAATAAGGACGTCGTTAATTGGCTGGAAAAAGAGTCACCAGAGAATTTGGGTCTTGCATTTAATAATCTAGAGGAACGACATAGAAGCTGGCTACACGTAGAGTTGAACAATTTCTATGAAGCTTATGCAGGTGATGAAAAGAGGAAGTGGGGCATCAGATATAATGGATTAACTCTTCTGATTTCATTGACAACAGAAATATTAAAACAAACAATAGACAAAGATGATTTTATAAAATAAGGCACCCGTCGAGGTGCTTTTTTGATGCGATAAAACAGGAATTAGAGGTGGTGATGCTATGTGAAGCTGACAGAAAAACAGAAAAGGTTCGCTGATTACTACATCGAAACAGGTAATGCTACTGAATCAGCCAAACGAGCTGGTTATAGCGAAAAGACAGCCAAGTCGATAGGACAAGAAAACTTGACCAAACCTGACATTCGTTCTTATGTAGATCAGAGAATAGCAGAGAAGGATTCTAAGCGTGTTGCCAAGCAAGATGAGGTATTAGAGTACCTAACTGCTGTAATGCGTGGAGAACACACTGAGCAGGTTCTTAGAGGTGTTGGAGAAGGAGCTCAAACTATCGATGAAATGGATGTTGCTGCTAATCAACGTATTCGTGCAGCTGAATTACTTGGTAAGCGATACGGCATATGGACAGAGAAGCAGGATATCAATGTTACAGGAGCTGTTCAATTCGTTGACGACATAGGTGATGAGGATGGCAGTTAAAAAGTTATCTGAATTGTTCCCGGAAGCCTTTCATCCGGTATGGAATGCAGCAAAAGCCAAGCATATCCTCAATGTTGTCTGCAAAGGCGGTCGTGGTTCAGGTAAATCATCTGATATCGCTCATATTATCGTCCAGATACTCATGCGTTATGCGGTTAATGCTGTAGGTATCCGAAAGGTAGATAACACGTTGGAGCTGTCTGTATTCGCTCAGATAAGATGGGCAATTGCTGAACAAGGCGTGTCGCATCTATTCAAGGTGAACAAGTCTCCTATGCGGATCACATATATTCCTCGCGGTAACTACATGGTATTCCGAGGAGCGCAGGACCCGGAACGTATCAAAGGTTTGAAAGATGCTCATTTTCCATTCGCTATTGCGTGGATTGAGGAGCTTGCTGAGTTTAAAACAGAAGAGGAAGTTACAACCATCACCAACTCCCTATTGCGTGGAGAACTGGCAGATGGTCTTTTTTATAAGTTCTTCTTCTCATATAACCCACCTAAGCGAAAGCAATCATGGGTGAATAAGAAGTACGAAACGCAATTCCAAGCAAAGAATACCTTCGTTCATCACTCCACGTACCTGGATAACCCCTATATCGCCCCAGAGTTCATTACAGAAGCCGAGGAGCGAAAGGAGAAGAATCTTAGGTCGTATGAGTGGGAGTATCTTGGTAAGGCTGTAGGTTCGGGCGTTGTACCGTTCGATAATTTGGTGTTTAAAGAAATACCTGACGACTTATACAACACCTTCGATAACATACGAAACGGATTGGATTATGGTTACGCATCCGATCCAGCAGCATTTGTCCGTTGGCACTATGACAAGAAACGAAACGGCATCTATGCGATGGATGAGTTTTATGGAGTTAAGATCAGTAACAGAAAGCTTGCAGAATGGATTACGAAGAAGGGATATCACGGCGATGAGATACAAGCTGAGGTTGAACCGAAGAGTAATGCTGAAATGAAAGAAGAGCATGGTATACGACGAATTAAACAGGTCAAGAAAGGTCCTGACAGCGTTGAATACGGCGAACGATGGCTTGATGACTTGGACTTCATACACATTGACCCTAAGCGAACGCCTAACATAGCAAGAGAGTTTGAGAATATCGACTATCAAACTGATAAAGATGGCAATGTTCGTCCGAGATTGGAAGACAAGGATAACCATACAATCGATGCTACCAGATACGCATTCGAACGCGATATGAAACAAAATAGCATCGGAATACTCAAGTAAGGCAGGTGATGACATGTACCCAATGACACCGACATTGACGGAAGAGATGACCAAGATCATTGAAACAGGTGCAAAGGCTAATGAGGTCACTAGAGCTGACTTCATCCAGATGCTGATTGATAAGCACGATACGCTGCCGATGGTTGAAGGTGTGGCTTATTACCTCAATGACAACTCATTTATCAAGAAGAAAGAAAAATTCTTGATTAAAAAAGGCGTAAAGATAGCAGATATCGAGGGACTGAAAGCTAATAACAAGATATCTCATGCCTGGCATAAGCTGCTGGTGGATCAGAAGACGCAATACCTGGTGGGTAAGGCAATGACATTCAGCTCTGATGATAAGCAGTTGGGTGCGAATATAGATGAGCTGGCTGATGAACGATTCGATGACACGATGAATGAGCTAGTTAAGAGTGCCAGCAATAAGGGTGTTGAGCACCTGCATCCGTTTATCAATGAAGATGGCGAGTTTGATTACGTAATCTTCCCAGCAGAGGAAGTAATCCTTATCTATGATGAGAAGCGACAGCGCGATGTAGAGGCTGCACTTCGATATTATCCGATATTGGATGAAAAGGGCGAAGTAGTAAAGATCAAAGCTGAGTGGTACACCAAAACGCATGTATATTACTATGAGAGCTTTAATGGTGAATTCGTGCCGGATGTAACCGAACCAGAGAATCCTGCTTCACACTTTGAATACAACGATAAAGGATATGGGTGGGGGAAAGTACCTGTTATTCCTTTCTACAATAACAGTGAAGCAGTGAATGACCTCAAATTTTATAAGGATCACATCGATGAATACGACAAGATCGTGTCCGGCCTTGCTGATACATTCGATGAAACGCAGGAGCTTATCTGGATATTGAAAGGGTACGATGGTCAGGATCTCGATGAGTTTATGACAAACGTACTTTATTACCGTGCTATAAAGACATCAGAAGACGGCGGTGTGGACACTAAATCAGTAGAAGTGCCAATCAGCAGCGCTAGTCAGCATCTGGACAGACTGGAAGAGAGCATATACACGTTCGGTCAGGGTGTGAATACCAAGACTGATAAGTTTGGGAACAACCCAACAGGCGTGGCGCTTAAGTTCCTGTACAGTCTGCTGGATCTCAAAGCCAATCAGATGGAGCGAAAGTTCCGATCTGCACTAAGTGAGTTCTTCTGGTTCTACGTGGAATACCTCGATATGGCTAAGAAAGGCACATACGATGTGAAAAGCATCGACATGACCTTTAATCGTACGATGATAACAAACGAAGCTGAGAAGGCTGATATGGCATCAACAAGCCTTGGCATCATCAGCAGAGAAACAATAGTAGAGAATCATCCGTGGAGTAAGCAAGACGAGATGGATCGTATCAAGAAGGAAGAGGACGAGTACACACGCAACATGCGTCCTAATACTTCGACTGCAGCTGGTACAGGTAGCCGATCATCCAGTTCATCTTCCACAACTGAGGAAGGGACAACAGAAACGTGTCCAGAGTGTAACGGTAAAGGGAAGATAACCAGCCCTACAACAAATAAGACAATTACATGTCCAACATGCCGTGGTGACGGTGTGGTTGCTGTATGACACGCTCACAGAAGGAAATAGACGTACTCCTAGACCAAATGATTGAGGATGCCGAGGATGCGTTAGATCAAGCTTTTGCAGAACGACTGAAAGATATTCTTAATCAGATATCCGGTATGTATGAGAAGTACTCCAGGCGTGGTGAATTGACTATCTCAGACCTTAATAAGCTGAATAGATTCCAAGAAGAAATGAAGCAGATCGTCGAGATGACTGACAGTCTTTATGATCAAGTGGAACAGATGATAGCAACGCTCATGGAGACTACCTATCTTGAAAACTATCTAAGAAGCGCATTCGTTTATGAATATGCTGCACAAATAGAAATGGGATTCACAGCACCGACTGCTGCTATTATCCAAAGAGCAATCATTAATCCTATCGCAGAGCTTACACTGCCGGCGCTTATGGAAATCAACCGTAATGAGATTGTCCGTAATATCCGTATAGAGATTACACAGGGTTTATTAGCTGGTGAGGATTACTCCAAGATGGCTAAACGTATCGAGAACAGAGTTAACTTCAGCAGGAACAAGGCTAGAAGGGTGGCACGTACCGAAGCTGGACGTGTTCAGTCA